GCAACCATTGAGCTTGAATAATTGACAAAAAGCCAAAAACCCTAGGAATCATCCGGGTTTTCGGCTTTTCTTTTTGCCCCGTGGCATTATTTTGGCATTACCGCATCAAATCATTCAGTTTTTTCACCGCATCTGACGTCGCCGACGGGTACAAATGCCCGTATGTCCGCAGCGTCGTTTCGACGTCCTCATGGCCCAGCCTCTCGCTCACCATCAAGATCGGAGTCCCCAGGTGGATAAGCAGGGCAGCGTGGGAGTGCCGGAGATCGTGCAGGCGGATGGGCTCGATGCCGGCCGCTTTGCATCCCTTCTGCATCTGCTGGCGGAAGTAGTGCTTGGTGAAGGGGAACAGCCGATCGGCAGGGTCAGGCTTGTACAGGGCGTTTAGGTACACCCTGAGCATATCGGCCAGCTTCGGCGGGATGGGCAGCACACGGCGGCTCTTCGGCGTCTTCGGCTCTGTCACGACCTCTTCGCCGTCGATCGTCTGGAAGCTCTTGTTGACCGAGAGCGTGCAGTCCTCCAGGTTGATGTCTGCCGGAGTCAGGGCCAGCAGCTCACCGATGCGCAGGCCCGTCCAGAACAGAACGGACAGGCCGGTTCTGCCTGGGAGCTTCGGCACGTTCTCGACAACCTTCGTGAACTCGTCCACCGTCCAGAACTTCATTTCATCCGCGTTCTCTTTGCCGATGCTGCCCGCCACCTTCGCGGGGTTCCGGGCGAGGCCGTAATACTGGCAGGCGTAGTTGAACACGGCGGATAGCTGGTTGTTGATCGTCTTCGCATAGGTGGGAGCGACGCCCTCGGCGAGTAGATTGCTCTGCCACTTGCGGACGTGGGCCGGTGTGATGTCGTTGATCTTCAAGTCCTGGAAGAAGGGCAAGATGCGGGCTTGGTACAGATACCGCTTGTTGCGCATCGTGTTCGCCTTCAATCTGTGCTCCATGTCGTCCAGGTACAGCTCCACCATCGAGCCGAACGTCATGTCGCAGCTCTGGGCCCTGGTCTTCAAAAACTCGTCCTCGAACGCCTTCGCGTCCTTCTGCCGAGCAAAGCCCCGTTTCTTTTTCAGCTTCCGGTGGCCCTGCCAATCGGTGTAGTAAAACGAGGCGTACCATGTGCCCCGTTCCTTGTCTTTGTACGCAGGAATAACGCTCACCTCCCTGTATTCTGCCAGAATCATGCCACAAGGCCGCAGAGCGGGCCCTGAGCGGCGTTATGTGGTTTCGGAATCTCTCTTACCTCCAGAACCGAAAACGCGCTGTAAGCCCTCCTGGGCCGGTTTTATCGGATTCGGGTTTTCGGCCCGCTTCACTTCACCCGGTACGCAGGCGGGACGGCTTGCAGCCGGACGCCCTCTGATCTCTGGTATGCCCGTATCAGATCGGCGATCTGCTCCGAGGCTCCAGGCTCTCCAGCGTCAACGGCTGCCTGGTATGCCCGCTGGAGCTCAGACAGCCGATCGGCTCTGATCTTCGCACAGGTGGGGCAAAGGCCCGACACCAAGTCGGCACAGTTGAACAGCTCGAAGCACGAGCGACAGCGAATATAACCCGTCATGTTGAAAACTTCACCCCGTCCGCAAAAATAAAAAATAATTGTGTGTGAAAGTAAGTAAATAACTATAACAACATAGTCTTACTAAACGTCTTATATAATATAACGTCTATTTATG